ACTAAGTCTTAAAAAGAATAAAATGAAGATTCATAGAAACAATGAGCATTTGACTAAAGATTTAGCTAAACAATTAGTTGCTCTAGGAGAAAATGAAGATTTAGATACTTGGGATATTATATCAGAACAAGAAGTAGATTATGATAATGATGATAAGTTAAACTCTATGTTAGAACTTGCAAGTGCAAAAGATATAAAATCTACAAAAGCAAAAAAGAGTGAAGATGATAAAGCATTATTTAAAGTAAGATACAAGTATACTGGTGGTGTTAGAAAGAATACTAGAGATTTCTGTAGAACACTATACAATGCAAGAAAGATATATAGAAAAGAAGATATACAATCAATGGATAATGTACCTGTAAATGCAGGTTTTGGTAGAGATGGAAGTGATACATACTCTATATGGCTATACAAAGGTGGGCCTAATTGTTATCACAAATGGACTAGAGTAGTGTATTTTAGAAAGAGAAATCCTGATGGTACATTTATGCCAAATAAAGGATTAGCAAATGATAAAGTAGTTTCTGAAAATCAAGCTAAAAGTCAAGGTTTTAAACCTGCTAACATAGGTAAGGCAGGAGTAGCACCTAGAGACATGGAACATCAAGGATATAAAACATCAAAAAAGAATAAGAAGTAATGGCAGCAACAGTATTATTTATAAATAAACAAGATCTAGTAGAAAACACAATTATAGATGGTAATGTTCAAGCAGATAAACTAATGCATTTTATTAAAATTGCACAAGAGATACATATACAAAATTATTTAGGTACAGATTTGTATCAAAAAATACAATCACTAATAAATACAGAAACACTAGATGGAACAGTCTATAAAAATTTGTTAGTTGATTATATACAACCAATGCTTATACACTTTGCAATGGTTGATTATTTACCATTTGCAGCTTATCAAATCAAGCAGGGTGGTATATCAAAACATGTTTCTGAAAATGCAGAGACTGTAAGTAAAACAGAAGTAGATTATTTAGTTGAAAAAGAAAGAAGTTTAGCTGAATATTATACAAGAAGGTTTATACAATACATGGACTTTAACCAAAACTCATTTCCAGAGTATACATCTAACACAAATGAAGATATATATCCTGATAGAGATGAGCCAACTTTTCAAGGATGGGTGCTATAAAAATATATAAACCTAAGCAAAAAAACATTATAAAGTTAATGAAGTATATTAATAATAAATTAAAAACAAAATAAAATGGCTAGTAGTTTAACAGGTATATCTATTGCATCTAGTTATGATTCTTTAATAAAAGTAGGGGATAATGATGGTCTAACAGCTAGTTTAAAGGTCATTTCTGATGGTCTTGGAACAGAATCAGGTATATCTCTTAACAATGCAGGGGATCTAACAGCAATAGGTACAATAACATTTGGTTCTTTATCTGATGGTACAATAACAATTGCAGATATTAAAGATGAGGACAATATGAGTTCAGATAGTGCAACATCACTTGCAACTCAACAATCAATAAAAGCATATGTAGATTCTCAGGTATCAATTTCTGATTTAGATTTTGCAGGAGATACAGGTGGAACACAAAGTATAAATTTAAATACTGAAACATTTACTATTGCAGGTACAGCAAATGAAATAGAAACAGTTTCTAGTGGTAACTCTTTAACAATAGGATTACCATCTACAATATCAGGATTAACTTCTGTAACATCTACAGGATTTACTGGTGAATTAACTGGAAATGCATCTACTGCAACAGCTTTAGAAAATGCAAGAACCATAAATGGTACATCATTTGATGGTACAGCTAACATTTCATTTGATACTGATTCTGTAAGTGAAGGATCAACAAACTTGTATCTAACTAATGCAAGAGTAGATGCTAGAATTGATTTAAATACTGGAGCAAATCTAGATTTATCAAGCAAAACAACTTCAGACTTAACTGAAGGAACAAATCTTTACTATACTTCATCAAGATTTGATAGTGCTTTAGCAGGAAAAACAACAGATGATGTGTCAGAGGGAACAAGTAATAAATATTTTACTGATGAAAGAGTTGATGATAGAGTATCTAGCTTAGTTGTAGCAGGAAATGGAATAAGCAGCTCATATGATGACACAAATAATTCTTTAACTATAACAAATACTTCTCCTGATCAGACTGTAGCTTTAAATACAGGAACAGGAATAAATGTTACAGGTACATATCCAACATTTACAGTTACAAACACATCACCTGACCAAACAGTTGCAATTACTGCATCAAGTGGTACTGGACTAAGTGCATCAGGAACATATCCAAATTTCACTATAGCAGGTACAGATGCATCAACAAGTGCAAAAGGAGTTGCTAGTTTCTCATCAGACCATTTTAGTGTATCTAATGGAGCTGTAAGTTTAGCAGCAGATTCTATAGATGACACATTAATAGATTTTGGAACAGGAACAGGTCAAGTAAATACAGATGATTTACCTGAAGGATCAACTAATCAATATTTTACACAAGAGAGAAGTGATGATGCTGTTAATAATTTACTTACAGCAGGGACAGGAATTAGTTTAACATACAATGATGTAGCTAACACTTTACAAATTGCATCTACAACAAGTGGTTTATCACTAACAGATTTAAGTGCAACAGATGCAGGAGGAGATGGTAGTTTTAGTTATGACAATACAACTGGTGTATTTACTTATACAGGGCCTAGCTCAGCAGAAGTACAAGCACACATTACTAAAACATATGTAGATGGACTAGGGATAGCAGCAGCTAGTGCCACAACAGCAACTAGTGCTACTTCAGCAGACACACTTTCAACACCTAGAACTATAAATGGAACTAGTTTTGATGGAAGTGCAAATATAACTTTTGATTCAGATGCAGTAGCAGAAGGTTCAACAAATGAATATTTTACAAATGCTAGAGCTGATGCAAGAATAGCATTACAAGTAGGTTCTAACTTAGATTTATCTAGTAAGTCTACATCAGATTTATCAGAGGGGACAAACTTGTATTATACCTCTACAAGAGCAAATACTGACTTTGACACTAGACTTGCAACAAAAGATACAGATGATGTAAGTGAGGGGACAACTAATTTATATTACACTAGTGGCAGATTTGATACAGCTTTTGCTGCTAAATCTACAACTGATTTAAGTGAAGGAACTAACTTGTATTATACTACTGCAAGGTTTGATACTGCACTAGGTACTAAAACATCAGATGACCTTACAGAAGGTTCTTCTAATTTGTATAACCAAACACATACTGGAGATGTAACAGGATCAGTAGCACTTACTATTGCAAATGATGCAGTAACAGGAGCAAAAATAGCAGATGATACAGTTGCACTAACAAACTTAGAGGATTTAAAAATAAATGACACAACAGATGTTATATATTCTGAAGTATTAGTAACAGTTGTTAATCCAGGAAGTGGTAATGTATACTACTATGATGGAGGTTATCAATCAATCACATTATCAAAAGGTCAAACATATAGATTTAATCAAAGTGATTCTACAAACTCAGGACATCCACTAAGATTTTCTACAACCTCTGATGGTACACATGGAGGTGGTTCTGAATATACAACTAATGTAACAGCAGTTGGTACACCAGGAACATCAGGTGCATACACACAAATTACAACAGAACAAGATACTGTAACACTATACACTTATTGTACAGCTCATAGTGGAATGGGAGAGACTGTAACTTATGGTGCATCTTTAGATTCAAGAGGTTTAATATCACAAATTGGTTTAGATACTAATGATTACATAAATGTTCAATCAGACCAAATAAACTTCTTTATAGATGGTAGTGAGGATATGAGACTACAAGATACAGGTACTCTTCAAGTAGAGGGTGATGTAGTAGCATACTCTACAACAATATCATCTGATGAAAGATTAAAAGAAAATGTTAAAGTAATTGATAGTCCATTAGAAAAACTAAATGAGATTAGAGGTGTAACATTTGACTGGATTGATAGAGATGCAAGATCAGGTGGTGTTATAGCACAAGAATTGCAAAAAGTATTACCTGAGATAGTAAAAGAAGTTGAATCTATAAATAAAAATGACAAGTTCTTAGCAGTAGATTACAATGGTGTAATTGGACTCTTAATTGAAGCTGTTAAGGAATTAAATAATAAGTGTAACAATTGTAAAAATAAATAAAAATGGCATTAGAAGGAGCATTAACATACACACATATTAATTATAGTGAAACTGAAACAGAAGATATATTAGTTACACATCCTGATGGGACAGAAGAAACTATACAACAACCTAAACAAACATTAACTACAGAAACTTATGATAATGTTTATGTTTATGTAAAGTCTATTCAAATGCACACATTAACTGTAAATGGTGAAAAAAAAGAACAAGTGCATTATCACATAGCAGGGTATGAAAGTAGAGAAGCTAGAGATGCAGATAATGAAAACTTTTTGTTTTTTGAAGGACATCAATTAGTTAATTATGACCATGACACAAATATTTGGTCTCAATGTTACAATGCTATAAAGGAAAGAGAAGGGTTTAATGAATTAATAAAAGTATAATATGCCAGTACCATCATCAGGACAACTTAGACTTAGAGCTGACATTAATCAAGAAATTAATGGGAATGATACAGATGATAATGTATCTCTTGGAACTTTAAGTAATGATGCAGGTTTTACAGAACCTGATGAAATGAGTGATTTTTATGGGTACTCATCTTGTGGTACTCCTGCTTATAGAACAGTTTACTCAAGTGCAAATCCAAATGGAGATATTCAATTATATACAATTTTAGATTATTTGCCTTATTGTAATACAACAGAGTATGGTTTATATGTAGGTACAAATTCATCAGGTCCAACAGCAAATACAAAATATCAAGTTGGTACCTCATGGGGTGTTTATTCATGGGCATATCCAACAGTAGGAGGTTTTACTAATGGTCAAACATATTATGCATGGATTTATTGTACTAATTCAGCAGGGAAAACTGGATATAGTTCCATGCAAACTGTAACAGTACCTGCTGCTTATATACCTGTATCACACTCTAGTATGAATCCATATGGAGATATGAGTAGTTTATGGTGTCCTAACAATAACTTTAATGGAGGGTTTAGACCACTATTTACAAACAGCACTAGTAATACATCTCTTGATGTATATGGAGATGGTAATTTTACTCACACAAATAGTAGTTATCCAAACTGTAAAGCAACTTTTGGCTCATGGCCACCACAAAGTTCAAGTAGACAACCTTCATGTTCATTAAGAAGTAGTACTTGTAGGGTATATGCAGGTCAAAGTGAACCAAATGTTTGTGGTAATTCAGTTACTGGGTATGTAAAATATTATTATTCAGGATATTCAGATAGAATATTTAGTCATAGTGTAAGTTGTCAAGCATGTTAAAATAAATAAAAATGAAATTTGAACCAAGTATTTTAGGAGTTTTTACATTAATGATTGCATGGGTAGAAAGTATTAACTCAGGCTTACAAATGATATTATTAATTGCAACTATAGTGTATACAATTTTTAGAATACTTGAAATAATAAATAAAAAATAATGGTTAGAATATTAAGATACTTAGCAAACAAATTAGAAAACTTCAATAACAAAGTAGCAACTTCTTGGAATAAATGGATTGGAAAGTTAAAAATGTAATAAATGTTATTATCAAAGAATTTAACACTAGCAGAAGCTGTAAGATCAGAGACAGCAAAAAGATTAGGAATAGACAATACACCTACTGATAAACACTTAGATAATTTAAAGGTAACAGCAGAAAAGCTATTTCAGCCTATTAGAGAGCATTTTAAGTGTCCAGTATATGTATCTAGCATGTATAGGAGTGAAAGTCTAAATAAGGCTATTAAAAATAGCTCTCCAACTAGTTTACACATGACAGGTCAGGCTATAGACATAGATATGGATCATACAGAGGTATCTAACAAAGAAATATTTGATTTTGTAAAAGATAATTTAGAGTTTGATACATTAATATGGGAGTTTGGGGATGAATCTCCTAATTGGGTACATGTTAGCTATAGAGAAGGCAAGAATAGAAATCAAGTATTACAAGCATATAAGAATGATAATGGTTTAACAAGCTATAGAATCTATGAGCAAAAAAAGAAAAAAGTTCAGGGAAACAAAAATAGGTCAGTTTCTTCTAGGAAGATCAGGAGTGTTTCAGACACTAGCAGAGACAATACCTGATAAAGGATTATTAGGCCTAGTAAAAGACCTAGTAATAAAAGATTCTGATTTACCACAACAAGATAAAGACATAGCTCTTAAGATGTTAGATATGGATCTAGCAGAAATGGATAGTGTAACTAGAAGATGGGAATCAGACAATTTATCAGACAGCTACCTTAGTAAAAATATTAGGCCTCTATCATTAATTTTTCTTACATTAGTATTTGCAGTTGGTTTTTTTATGGAATATGATCTAACACTTATAACTCAGCTTTTATTTGTTATTTATGGAGCTTATTTTGGTGGTAGAAGTATTGAGAAAATAAGAAAACTATAATATAAGTATTAGTATTATATATTTATTAATTATTATATAATAATATATATTATACTTATAATAAGTTTATAATATACTATAATAATGAGCAAGAGAAAAACACTAATTAGAAAGCTAGATAAGGTATTTTCACAATATATTAGAGAGAGGGATACAGATGTTAATGGGTTTGGCAAATGTTGTACTTCAGGTAAAGTAATACATAAAACTAAAGGCCATGCAGGACATTTTATATCTAGAAGATTTATGTGTACAAGGTGGGATGAGCAAAATGTTCACCTACAAAGTGCATATGCAAATACATTTTTAGCAGGTCAGCAATATGAATATTCTAAATTTATTAATAAAAAATATGGTGATCATAAAGCTGATGAATTGCTAGAAAAATCAAGGGGTACATGTAAATTTACACTTGAAGAACTACAAGAGATGTATGAAAAATATAAAAAAAAGTTAAAATAAATTTGGATATTATAATAATCTATAGTAATTTAGTATCATCAAACTTAGATTATGAATATTTTCAAAAGCAACTCAAAAGAAGAACTTACTGCAAAAGACAGTAAGATACAAGAACTTGAAGCTACAGTTAGTCAGCTTAGACAAGAACTCACTAAAACACTTAATGATTATAGTGAACTCCTTAGAGAGAATAAAAAATTACTACATGACTTTACAATGCTTAAAATAGAGCTTAAAGGTTTTGGTAGTGATGAGGAAAAAAAAAATATTAACTTAAATAATTTGTATAGTGGAATCCAAGAATATTAAAACAGGAACAATTAAGTCAATTACACCTAATGGAAACTGGAGTAATGGACAGCAAACATTTAACAAATATAAAGTTGAATTAAATAATGGTGATATGCCTGATTTTTCAGCTATAGGTGAGTTTAAAAGACAGATTGGTGATACTATTCACTATACACTATCTGATAAAAACTATGGTAAACTTGTTACACCACCACCTAATGCACAACAGGCTACACAACCATCTACAGGCATAACTATGACACAACAAGAAAGCATAGCTAGATCTGTAGGAATAAATAAAGCAGTTGATTTAGTAGGATCACAAGCATGGATGAATTGTTCTAGCAATGAAGAAAAAGACCAGTTATTAAAAGAAACTGTGTATATTGCTAAACTATTATATAAAGAATGTATAACTAAACCACAATAATATGTCAAAACCTGATTTCATAGGAGGTGTCTATGTTGAAGAATCTCCAAAAGATTTTGTTGTAGCTAAAATGAGGTTATCAGTAGAAAGATTTGATAAGTTTCTACAAGATCCTTATGTACAAGAATTTCTTAAAAAGAACAATGGATATTTAAATATGGATATTCTTAAATCAAAGGCAGGTAAATTATATATGCCTTTTTCAGAATTTGTACCTGAAAAGAAAGTAACTACAACAGATCACTCTCCTGATAGAGAGCTTGACCAAGTACCTTTTTAAATGATTCTAGATATACAATCCCAACTTGACCAAATTGATAAAATAAGATCAGGAGAAATCAAGGAGGGGTTGGCACTAGGTGTGAACAAAACTTTTGACACCTATTTTAGATTTAAAGAAGGAAGTTTTAATGTGTTTTGTGGACATAGTAATGTTGGCAAGACACATTTTTGTATATACTTAATGTTTTTGTTTACACTAAGACATAATATAAGATGGCTAGTATATACTGCTGAAAATGAGCCATATAGCATAGTAAAGAAATTAATAGAATATAAAGAAGGTTTGCCCATCAATAAGATAGAAGAGAAAAAGCTGAAGAAATTGGGAAGATGGGTAGATCTTCACTTTAAATTTATATCTATAGATGAAACACAAACTTATAAATCACTCTTAGACTTAGGTTCTGAGATTAAAAAAAGTTGGGACTATCAAGGATTTTTAATAGATCCATATAATTCTCTAGACTTTGAAAAAGATTTATATAGAAGTGTAGGTGGACACCAATATGATTATCTAGTTGCTACACAAATTAGATTATTTTGTCATAAAACAAAAGTTGCAGTTTGGCTTACAGCTCATGCACATAGTGAAGCACTAAGAAAAGTTCATCCAACAAATCATGAATATGCAGGTTATCCTGTAGCACCTAAAATGTCAGATATTGAAGGTGGTGGTAAGTGGGGAAACAGGTGTTCAAATTTTATAAGTGTTCATAGAATGGTGCAGCATCCTATGGATTGGATGGTTACAGAAATGCATGTTTTGAAAGTTAAAAATACAGATACAGGTATGATGCCAACATCATTGTTATCACCTGTTAAGTTAAGGTCAATACCTAACAATGTAGGGTTTAGTATAGAAGGAGAGAATTTGAAGGAGTTGATAGATGAGCATACTGGAAAAAGCAGCAAAAAAGCATAAAATTTGGATTAACATATGTAAAAGTTTTGGATTAGACCAGGCAACAGCAGAAGATCTTACTCAAGAAATGTACATAAAAATTCACCATATTACAGAAAAAGGAACTGACATTAGCTATAAAGATGATATTAATTACTACTATGTATTTAAAACTTTATACACTATGTTCCTACAGCTACAAAAAAAGAAAAGCAGAATTAGGTATATTGATGAGGATTATTTACACAAAGTAGAAGATGCAAGTCAAG